ACCATCAGCACCATCAGCACCATCAGCACCATCAGCGCCGGTTTCTGTACCATCGCCGGATGCACCATCCCCGGCCGCATCGCCGGAGCCAGTCGCTGCACCGTCACCAGTGGTTACATCAACGCCGGTCACTGCACCCGCGTTATCCTTTTGTTTGTCCTCTGCCGTCTGGGCTTCGGGTTTTGTTTTGCCAGCCATCAGGTTTTCTCCTGTCACGCCGTTACCGGCGTGACGTTAAAGGGGTTAAAAAGCCGGATTAAATCAACCAGGCACTGTCGAGAATGTCCGACAGTTTGTAGTTCGGGTTGTCTTCCCCGCCGTTGATGGTGGCCACACCCACAATCTTGCGGGCGGCTTCCGCAAGCTGAGGCGGGACAACCAGCAGATCGCCTTTGATGTTCAGCGGACGACCACCATCGGCCACCATGTTGCGCAGCAGGGTGTAGGCTTCCTGGTAATTTTCCGCCGTCAGCGGTTTGGTGGACTTCACGCAGAACTGCCAGAAGCCAAAGCCGACAGCCGAACGGGCACGCACGCCATACAGGAACTCATCGTTCATAAAGACGTGATCGCTGTTGTCATCGCTGGTCTTCGCCTTGAGATCAGGCTTAATTCGCTCCTGAAAAATCAGTGGCTTCAGCGCACGGGTAGTACACATCAGATACCACGGGGCCGGGCTGACAGGGTCGCCGGAGGCCGGGGTCAGCAGGTTACTGACGGTGGTGATAGTGCCGGTGCCGTCCACGTTCGCCGCAACCGGATGCTCAGTATCAAAGAAGTTCTGCCCGTCATAGCACACGGTGGTTTCACCGGCTTTAAGCAGCTCAAAGATATGCTCATCCGGATACACCCCGGCCGCGCGGCCCGCTTCGGTCATGACGGGGGTGTAGACCCCGACGCTGTCATCTTCAACGGCTGTGCGCGGCACACCCACGGTGGCCTCATACAGTTTGTTGGTGATGCCATAACCATCGGTTTTCATATCCTTGACGATACGGGCACCCACCCATTCACGCATCTGCGGGAAGTGGCCCAGCCAGGCGTAAATATTGGTTGCGGTGGTGGATTTAATTACCGTCGCAATTTTGGTGTAGTCGGAATCAGCAACTTTAAGGCCATCCTGGAATGCCTTGTTAAAGCTGACAAAAAGCGACCGCACCAGCTCAGGAGTGATAATGGCCATTACTTGATTTCCTTTTTAGCAGCGGCAAATTCCGCCGGAGTTAAACCCGTCAGCGAGGCAACCTGCAGTTCCGTCGCTGTCAGGCCGTGGGTTTCACCAGCCGGAGGATGGCCCCCGGACTGCATCGTGGTCAGCGCCGCAATCGGCGCGGCCGCATCCAGATACTTACGCAGGGCGGCGATATCTTTTTTACCCAGCTCACGCGCCCAGTCCTCCATCACCGGTAGCAGTTTGCCGGACGACAGACCGTCGTTGACCAGAGAATCGAGATCGCCACCATCGATACGCGCGGTCAGTGCGGCCAGTTGCGTGGTCAGGTCAGTCACCACGGCAATCGGGACATATTTCGTCGGGTCTGGTGCGCCTTTACTGGCACTGGCAGAGGCCGCAATGGTTAATGCCGCAATCTTGTCCTCATGGGTTTTCACCAGCGTGGACTGAGTGGCGAACATTTCCAGCAGACGGCTCAGGCTGGCGCTGCTGGTATCGCCTTCTTTTTCTTTCGGCATATTGCCCGCTGCCTGCTGCAGGGCGGACAGAACATCCGCTTCGCTGGCGTCATCGGCCAGGCCCAGCAGCTTACGCAGCAGCTTTAACAGCTCTTCGTTCATTGTCTTCTCCGGGGAGTGTTGAGTTGATGCCTGCACGATGAGACGAGAGGCGGCCGCCAGGGCAACATGACTCATGCCGTCCAGCGCGGGGTTATTGGTGAGCGCAGCATTGAGTACCTGCAGCACGGCACCGGTTTTGGGGTCGTAGGCAAATACCGGACTGATGTAGCGGTATTCGCCGTTGGCGATCATCTCTCTGGCGCGTTCCGTCCACTCGACGTTGCGGGCAAACAGTCCGCTCTCTTCCCAGACGGTATCGCTGCCAGCCCACCATCCGGCAGCCGGGGCCGGATGGCCGTTCTGCTCTGTGAGCAATGTCTGGTGCTCGTAGTCAATGACGATTTTGTTTTTACGTGCCGCGAGCTGTGCAATAACCTGCTGCGCCAGACTCTCAGTCAGGAGCCAGTGCGCACAGTCAGAGGGGCGGCCATCGGTTGCGCGAAACTCACCGGCCGGGAAAAGCTGGATAACGTTTCCGGTTGGGGTCAGCTCAAAGGCCAGGGATGCGACAGCAAGATTTTTTTTCATGCCGTCAGTGTACGGAGAGGGGTAAAACGGATTCAGGGGACGGGGTTCGTCACGCTCATGAAGGGGATAAAAGGAGGCGCGATCATCTTACAACATCGCAACCCCTTTTAAACCCCTTTTAAAAGTTCACAGAACAGCGCAACGTTGTTTTGATGCGCCGTTATGTCAGAAATAATCCGACGCGCTCAGAATCAGTCTGACGACGTTTTAGCGCCATTCATCAGCGCGTTGCTCAGTACCGCCATCACCGCCTCAAATGCCGGAGGCGTCAGCTGGTTATTTTCCGTCAACGGCAGGAACGGACGTGGCCGGATCACAATGCTGTAATTGACCGCGCGGGCGACGGCCTGCTTGTGACTGCGTTTCGCGAAGACGGCGAGATTTGGGTGTTTTTCCTGCCGTCTGAGATTGCCTTTTTTATCGGTTCTCAGTCGTACCTGCCCCTGCCGTTTGATGGTACCGCCGAGATGCTGAATGGGGGCATAGACCAGATTAGAGCCGATTTGTGCAAAATCATCACCGGCACCGGTCTGAACAGATGAGGCCAGCCGCCCGGTCACCTGCAGGATTTTACCCGGCCAGTGGCCGCTACTGCTGCGGGCCCGCATGGTGGACGGTTTCAGGGATGGCCAGCTTTTGGCCGGGAAACCTTCCTCTTCAAACATTTTCATACTTTGGGCGTGGAGCGTCTCTGCCACCTCCTGCATGATGGCTCTGGGCTTCCTGATGGTGCTGGCCAGCTGCTGCAGCTGCTTGTCCAGCTCGCGGTTGTCTACCGTGAATTTGATACTTGTAGCCATCAGCGGGCATCCTTCAGTACGTCGCCGTCACGCATCGCCGCAACCAGCGTCTTTTCATCCACCGGCATAAAGCGCTGAACAACAAGGCCACCGTCCAGCACCACCTGCCACCATTGCCCCTCATCAAGCTGGCTGAACAGCAACAGTTGCGAGTCAGCCCGAACCGCCACCGTAGAGGACTCGATCACCGTCTGGACGCCAGCCCACTGTGCCTGTGCTGGCAGGGTTCCGGCGCTGGCTTGCGCAGCCAGCTGATGCTCGGCCAGCCAGGCAGTACGGCCGGATGCTCCCAGCGCGGCCATCTCGTCTGCATCCAGCACACCAGCGGCCAGGATTTCACCGGAACGGGTGCTTTGTGCGGCGCTGTCCAGCATCTGTTTCAGCTCCGGGCCAGCAAGACCGGCGGCAACATAAGGCCGTGACAGCTCCACATCATATTTATCCAGGTTGGCTTTCCAGACCTCCCGCCCCGGATTCACGTCAAAGCCCACGTCGGGAAAGAAGGTGACCGGCACGCCATCGGGGCCACTGAAGCGCACGCCGTTAACAGGCGTGAACACCGGCTGGCCGTTTTCGTCTTCACCGGTCATCACCTGCTGAACCACTTCACTGTCAGTCCGGGAAATGACGTAGCCATAATTGATAACTTCCTGTTCCGTTAATGCCTCGGCACGACAGCGGCAGTTAAAGCCGTTTGGCGGGAAGATGAATTTCCATATCGGATCGAGATAATGGAACACCCGGTTATGCAGGCGGGCGTGACTGGGGCGCGTTCTGGCATCCATCACTGCCACATATCGCCAGTACGGACGATTTACCGCATTGGCCAGCATCGACTCATGACGGGCTGACATATAGGCAGCCTGAGTGTTGGTGCGGTAGATAGTGTTCAGGCGGGCAGGATTACCCATCTGACGGCGGGTGATTTCGCCGGTATCGGTATCAATCTTTTCCTCGGTACCCCACCAACCTTTTTTACGCAGCACCGGTTCCAGGTTCTTCACGAACCACTCCGGCGTCTGCCCGCTGGCCAGACCCTCACGCAGGCCGTTGACCAGATCCTGCGCGATATCAAGGCGGGTAAGATTGGCAAAGCCGAAGGAGTGGGCGTGGTCTGCTGACAGCATGGCGTCGGGATCGGTACGGATACGTAACCCCTTATTTTCAAGATAACGCAGCGCGGCTTCTGGCTTCATACCAAAGAGCGCACTGATTTCATCCTTTGTGACCGGCATTATTGCCCCTCCTGTTGAGCATACATGGCAATCAGTCGGGCAATATTCTGCGTATCGCCCAGATTGTTCTGCAGAAGAACCGGGTCCATGCGGGGGAAGGCATCAGCCAGCGCACCCAGCAGGCTCTGTTCATCCATATCTGCAGATAACGCCGCCAGCGCGGGCTGAAGGATGGCAATAAGACCGTCGGCGGGTTTATCCCCATTTAAAAGGCTTTTTAACGCCTCATCAATGCCGTTCTGCACATCGTCAGCCGTGGGGCGCCGGGTCAGGGCCGCTGTGAGGGCCGTGATTATCGCATTCTGATAACGATGCGCCGCTGCCGCTGCAGGTGGTACAACGTCCCGCCCGTCACGGGCGGTCACATCGCTCTGCACGTCGGGAACATTGAATTTGATACGCGGTGTCCGGCGGGGATCGGCATCCGGGCGACGGTTCAGAACCAGTAACGGCCAGAACAGGTCGCTGCGCAGCGTCATGGCAACCTGCTTACCGTCGGAAATCAGCAGATCGTGGCGAACTTCGTTATGCACGTTCCCCAGGGCGTTCGTGGATGTTTTGCCGTCGGCCTGAGTGGTCAGCGTGGCCCCCAGTATGGCCTTTGACATGGATTTTTCCGCCCATTCCGCCAGCGCCATAAAGGGTTCATGGGAACTGTTGGATGCCTGGTGGAGCGTGATCTCCATTTCCTTCGGAATAATACCGCCTGCGTAACGGCCCAGTTCGGTGACGGCCCGCATCAGCTCCTGTTTCTCGCTTTTACCGATACCTTCCGGATATTTACCGATACGTAACGGGATGCCGTAGATCTCCAGCAGCTCAGCCAGGCTCTGCGTACCAAAATTGCGGCAGATATAAGGCCAGGACAGCGTGCGAAGCAGGCCCGCGCGGGCTACATAACCACTGCGGGATTTATGGCGGTGCTGTATCCAGCCAAATGGCTGCAGTTCTGCGCCCATGCCATCGTCAGTGCGCAGTACCAGCTGATCCTGATTGTCGCGGGCCAGCTCGAACCACGACGCCGGGCGGTGGTGAAAGGTTTTCGGAAACCATTCGCGGCCGACCAGCTGCCACTCCATCTCAATATTACTGAAGCCCTGTCCGATGGCGTCCAGCATATCGATAAGCAAATCCTCCCAGCCGTCCTGCTCGGTAATATACTCCGCCAGCCACGTGGCATCGGCGCGTTCGTCCGGGGTGGCATTGGGCGGCGGCACGATTTCATGACCGATGGTCAGCAAGGCGCGTTTGCGTTTCTGCATTTCAGCGAACAGGTGCGCATCGCGCTCTTCCATATCGGTAAACAGGTCAGCCTGGGCCGACAGATTCCCCAGCTCGGCCTCATTGAGGATACGCTCCAGACGCTGCGGGGTCAGTCGCTGGCTGGGGTGTTCAGCATAGAGGTTAGAAAGCGAGGCAATATGCGAAGTCTGCGGTTCACGCAATACCTCGCGACGTAAAGGAAGACCATTAATATCTACAATCTGAGCCATTTTTATCACCAAAGGCCACGGCCGCTGAAGTCCGGCTCGTCATCATCGTCAGAAAAGGAATCCCCGCCCCGGAAAGCATCCTGATGGCGGGAAATGGGTTCCCAGGAATACGAGCCTGAACCGCGTGAGACGGCTATCATCCAGAGAATATGCAGCGCTGAGAGGCCATCATAATGATGACCGGTTTGCGGTTCCGGCCAGGTCTCCAGCTCTGACAACAACTGAGTCAGGCCGGGATTAAAAAGGATCGAGGGGTTAAGCTGGTCATTGATGTATGGCTCCAGACCTTCAACACGGACTTCCAGCGGCACTTTTGCCGTCAACCCGACCAGAGGCAATGCCACGCCCTGACGCAGTGCGTTTTTGATAAACGTCGAGCGGGAGTGCTCATAGGCGTTGTTGTTCTCAAAGCCGATGGCCAGACAGTTGAACTGCCGCTGCATTGAGATCAAATCCGCCTCCAGCTTCGACGGTACGCGCCGCTTTATCTCCGCTTCCATCACATGCAGACGGCTGCGTTGCTTGTCCCAGCCACCAATCAGGATCGAGGAAGGGTCGCTGGTCTCGCCTTTACCCATCGATGGGTCACAGGCACCAAAAATCAGCCAGTCGCGCCAGCGCTGAGTAAAAAACTGAATGTTAATAAAGGTGCGATCTTCGTCGGTGCGCGGGTCACCCTGCATTTCAGTGGCAAACGCTTTGCCGTTCTTTGCCCGCTGGCGCATCAACCAGTAGAGCGTGCGAACGGCAGGCCATGAGGTCACCGCGCCTTCATCCATCGTTGCCTGATGTGCCAGGTAAAACCGGTATGACGGCAATTTATCCTGGGGCAGGTCAAGCCCCAGCTCCGCTGCCTGCTCCTCGGCGCGTTTATCGTCGTTGAGCATCTTCTCCTGGCACTGCTCCCATAAATCCATATGGAGCGGCAGCGTCACGATGGCGCGGAAGTGGTGGACAACGTGTCCGATGGTCTTTTTTGCGCGGCTGATAGGGTCATCTTTATTCAGCACCGTCCCGACGCCCAGGTATTTCACCGAACCATCCGGCGGGCCCAGGTATTCGATAGCCTTTGAAATCCAGTTCCAGCGGTTCTCGCGCTCAGTCGGGGATTTTGCCTCGGCATCGGTAATCAGGTCATCGCCCAGCAGCAGCTTAGGACGGCTGGCACCGTGGAACGTCCCGCGAATCGCCTGTTCGGCACCGAACGCTTCCACCTTAACACCAGTCAGCGTGGTGAACTCGCCGATTTTCCACTGACCGCTGCGGCCGCAGACCTCCGGAAAGTCCAGCATCAGCGCGGCATTCATGGTCAGCTCAGTTTTGACGACCTCAAGCAGCTTTGTCGGCAGTTTTGTTTCAGCGCCCAGCAGGATGATGTAGTCAATAAAAGGCGGACGTTCACCGGTAAAGCCCAGCGCTTCGCGTACCTCGTCACGCTGATGCAGTCCCTGCACGGCGCACCAGACCGGGCCGACTTTGGTCAACAGGGAGGACTTCGCCTCACCACGCGGGGCAATCCACCATTCCACCGCGCCGCCCGGACGAGCCAGCAGTTGGGGGTAACGGGTGCAGAAGTGCGCATGAAACAGGGACTTTTCACCCCGGATATGGTGCGGGAAATAGGTGTAGGCGAAAAACTCAAAATCACCGCTAAGGACACGACGGCGGCGCTCCCGGATAGCATCCGGGGAGGTGTCGAGACCGGAGCTATGAGCGCTGATATCGGCCCGCAGCGCGTGCCGCAGCATCGCCAGCTCTTTTAAAAAGTCGCGTCCGCTTAACTGGCTCATGGTGCCTCAATATTATGATTAACGGGTTATTAACCCTCTGACTTAACGGACTCGCTATTTGCGATATTGATTTCATTGACGAGCTGCGCCAGACGCGCATAAGCAGTCTGGCCATACCCCTGCTCAGCAATGATGACGCGACCATCCTGAAGCAATACCTTCACCTGACGGTTACAGTCGATGTGCAGATCGTCAATGGCGCTGAAGGCCGCATAGTGGTCGCTTGCCAGCCTGATCATCCTAGCCATAAATCCTCTCTATCTCTTTACCAAAGCCTTCCAGCAGATCGCCAAATGCCTGCAGCTGCTGCGGATGGTTGTCTTTGATGAAAGCGGCCAGCAACTGGAGAACTTCCAGGGCTACCGCGAGGCGGGTCACTTCCGGCATGGCCCGCTTACTGCTGGCCACGGCTTTGTTGAAGGCATCGGACAGGCTGGCCAGCAACTTGACGCGCTCGGCGGGCTCAATGGGCACATCGTCATAAGCCAGCTTGTCCATCGTGGTTTTGAACTGCACAACCAGCCCGGTAAACATGGCCAGCGTCAGTTCCTCGATGCCGCCACCTGCCAGCAGTCGAGCCCCCCGGAGCGTTTCCCAGTCATCACCCGCCGCTTTGCTGTCATTCTTCCAGCGCTGCGCCGTTCCGTAAGACACACCACACTGAACGGCCGCCACCTCAAGGGAAAGGCCGTCAAAAACATAAGCTCTGCGGACGCGGTCTCGCGTCTCTGGCGGGTATGCCATCAGCCAACCCCCAGCTTTGCCTTGATCAACAGAATGGTGGTGTAAACCAGACCACCGGAAACACCGCCGGAAATCGCACCGGCGATGGCCCCCTGGCGGATAGCAGATGATTTCACTTCATCCAGATTCCCTTCCATACGGGCAAGACGCTCATTAATTTCAGACAGTAACGCCATCTCAGCAGAGGTGGCCTGTCCCCGACGGTAACGCGAAGTGCGCCGCGCCATTAGCTGCTCCTTTTATCCGCCTTGCGGTCTAATTTTTGGTCGATGTGTTCCACGCTGCGCTTAACCTCGCGCAGCAGGTCCAGAAGCTGATCGTTGTCGCGTCGGGCATCATCACGCCGCTGGTATTCGGTACGAACGGCCTGCACGGCCGTGCGCAGCTCTTTAATCTCCGTAAACAGGTAACGAATGAGGCCGCCAAACAGGGTTGAGGTGATGGCGAGGACGATATTAAAAGCCACTTCAAAGGTCATTTGTCCTCCCGCGCATACCAGGCATTCAGATCTGTCAGCTGCTTCTCCAGCTTCTGGCACCATGCGCCATAATCGGCGCTTTGTTTCAGTAAGCCTGCGGGGGAGAGTCCGCCTCCGCTGCCGGAGGTTTCCCCGACACGTCCAGCAACTCCGCCGGTGGTCGTTTGCAGGCGGTTATCACAGGGGTAACCGAGGGCGCTGTTGTAGAGGCACAGCCCGCGAGGGCCAATACCGGTAAAGCCCACATCACCTTTAACCGCATCGCTGATCGCCTTTTTGAGTTCATTTTTTCTCTTCTCCAGCTCATCTTTTTTCTGCTGCAGCTCACGGGCCAGTTGGTCGCGCTCGCGCTCAATATCGGCCTGTTTGCGCCATGCATCCGCGAGGGCTACGGCTTTCTCTTCAGCCTCACGCCGACGCAGCTCATTCAGATCAGACACTTTGGTGTTAAGCCGGGCGTTTTCCTTCTGGGCGGCCAGCAGGTTTTCGTCCTTCTGGTGCTCTTCGGCAATGCGGCCAATATTCACCCCGGCAACGGCCGCAGCGGCAATCAGGATGCAGGCCAGCCAGTGCTTTTTAAGGAACTCAAGAACCAGTATTTTCATCCTGCGCTCCTTTATCTGCGGGGTCCCGGACAACACGATCACGCTTGATGGCGTGATATTTCGATGCCTGCGACTGCGTCACCCAGGCGGTGATGTAACCGAGAAAAAGCCACTCCGTCAGTTGGCCAGTCCAGGCATACCAGAGCAAAACAGCCGTGGTGGCCAAAAATGCGGCCATAACGATGGTGTCTGAGGTGGAAAGGCGGCCTGATGCGGGGTTCGTGATGAGGTCTCTGATCGCCATGATTAAACCCGCTTCAGCCAGCCATACAGGAAGGCTTCGTTTTGCGGTCGGGATTCCGCCAGCTCCAGATACCGGTGCCCCTGAGTGCAGTTGAGCGCCCGGAGCAGAATTGTCTCCGCGTCGCTCCCGCGTTTTGCAAAGTAGGCTTTCAGGGCGGTGATGGTGCGGGGGCCAATCTGGCCGTCAGCGATCAAATCGGGGTAAAGTGTGCCGCCATCGTTGAGGGCCGTCAGCCAGCGCTGCAGCCATTTGGCCGGAACAGACGGGCCCATGTTCACGCCGGTATCGCAAAGCTCGGCAGCTATGGCCGGGGAAACTTCCGCCACCAGATCGAAGCGCGGGCCGTACCAGTAATCGGATTCGTAGATGGCCAGCGCCTGGCTGCGGGTCAGCGCCCGCATATCGCCGGTGTAGCCATGCGCCAGGGCGGTAGCCTGCGTAATGCCGAAATTAGTCGGGCCGCCCTTGTCGGCGGGATGGTTGGTATAACCGCCTTCAGCGTTCAGAATCGACTGAAAAATCGTGTCTTTGTTCATGACGTCACCACTGGAAATAAGATGGTGACAGGATGACAAATCAGGGGGATAAGAAAGCGGGGACGGGGTTCGTCCCCTTAATCAGGGAGGCAAAACTACTATAGCAGATCAAGCTGGCGATACGATACCGGGCGCTCAGAAAGCAACTTTTGCGCCCAGCGGTCTGTTACGCCGTACTTCGGACATAGCGTGATGCGGGCAAAGCGGGAACTTTCACCGGCGGCCACCAGTTCGTTATGCTCCCGAATAAACTCGCGGTTCCGCCACTCCCGAAGGGCACGGTCACAGCGGGGAATATACAACGGTTCGCCGCCAAAGTGGTGCTCGATGATCCGGGCGGTCTCCTGACCAACCAGCTCCTTGAGCACTTCACCGCGCCGGTTGCCTTTCTGCCGGGTTCCGGTTCCCACTTTCCAAGTGATGCCGCCGATAGCGCTGATTAGCGTTTCTGTTTTCGCATAACCAATCAGCGAGATCAACTCAATCACCACCTCCGGCAACAGCGCTTCAACCTGGCTTAAATCGGGTTTAATCTCACTGTATTTCATGGTTCACCCCCTCTGTTTCCGGCGTTTAGCATCGATAATCAGCGCCTTCATGACCGCCGACAGCTGCTCGACGGTGAGCCACTCCAGAACGTGCTGTTTGAACATATGCGCGGCCATGCCTTCGGCATATTCCCAGGGGCGTTTGGCCTCTGCCAGCAGCGCCTCGATTTTGGACAAAATCGCCGTTTTGGTCATAGCCACTTTCGGGCGGCGGCCGTGGCGGCGACTGGTACGCGGGAAGCCCTGTTCGTGCATGTACTCCCTGACTTTCTCCAGCTCGCCCAGGGAGCATTTTGTTGCCGACGTTTTACCGTCACAGAGCCGGGCCAGCACGCTGCGATAGGTGGTATCGTCCCAGCGCAGATAAGACTGGCCGGTCTTGATCACACCGATAAGCGCTCTTGTATTAGGCGTTCTCATAGGTTCCTCCGTTATTCTCTGACGCAGTTTCCGGCTCCAGGCGGTTCACAGATAAACCACCAATCATGCCCTCGATGCGGACAACCAGACGGCCGCTCTTCACATGCCAGGCTTCAGAACGGGTCGTGACATAACACCAGTCCGGGATACCCGGCACCGGGTAATACTTAAACCGGGTGCCGACGGGAAAGCGCCGGTTAAAATTGCTGGCGGTCATATTACGCAGGAGATTTTTCATTGTTCCCCCTTCGCCAACCGGCGCACTCTTATTAAGTGTGGATTCTTCAGTTTACAAAGTTGTATTGTTGCCTCGTCTATTGTATTGAACTTGTAGGCATCTATAATTTCCCGAGTCCAGTATTTGGCTTTCTGCTCGCCGAGATCGGACTCAAAATACAGGCGAGCAACACCAGTCCATTTAGGTTTACCATTCATCATCACGATTCCACGCTCATCAAAGAGAATGTCATCGCCTTCAAACGTCATAAGGACAAATGGCCCTTCCGGTTTCAACGTGCCAATAATTTGTTTTTCAATTATTTTGTTCATATATTTTTCCTACAAGACAAAGTTAAAAAACACTATGGCTAATGCAGAAATAACGGTGCTAATGATTAGCGACCAGAAACTTCGTTTCTCCACCGAATCCCTGAACCGTGCCGCCTCGGCCATCAGTTTTTGTTTGTCAACGTCCGGAGCTGAGTTCATGCCAGCGCTCCATAAACAGCTTTCTCGCCTGACGAGGCAATAATGGGTTGATCGTAAATTCATTGGTCGGCTGAATACCCCGAAGAATGGCCCATTCAGTATCATCATCAATAAACAGGTCGCGGCGTTCTGTCGCCAGCATGACGAGGTCAGCCTGTTTGACTACAGGGCTCATGGTTTCAGGGAGGCCGAATTTCTGGCTGATTAAACCCTCAACCCATTTTTCAATACCGCGATAATCCGGCAGTAAAGCTTTCAGAGGTGCCGCAATATCATTGCAGTAAGCCTCGCTGGCATCATGCAGCAGCGCTTCCAGCGCAAACTCAGCAGGTACCAGGTAACTGGCCAGTACAGAATGCTGCGCGACGCTGTAGAACTCGTCGAGATGGCCAGTAAAACGGCACAGGTTAGAAAGCGCCTGGGCGATATCATCAATAAACACAATGTCAGGACCAGAATTACAAAAATAAAAATGCTGACCTGACCAGGTGGTAATAAAGCGGTTTTCTGTATTCATTATGCTAATCTCCAGCGTTTCTTATGACGTTCTACGGCTTGTTTCATTGCGGTCTTATCAGCTGGTTTGCGGATAGACTGACCGGATTTTGTGTAAAACTGGAATCGTGTCTTGCCCGGATATTTAGGATGCTCAATAACAACAGCATCATTATTCAGGTGGTAAATACGTTTATCGCCTTTATCCTGAATTTCACAACCGGATACACTAAGGAACTCGGCCATATATCCCCCTTACGAAATGGTTTTCTCTGCCGCTTTATATTCCGATTCGACAATTTCAGTTGAGCCGGAATCCGGGGATGGTGTGACGTCAGTTTTAAAATAGATGACGTCGCCGACACGGAGATGGGTGATACCACAAAGGATCAACATGCCCCATTCGACCCCTAGCGCTTTCCAGTAGGGCTCTCGCGAGATCCGCTCCGTCGGGCGACCGTCATCCCACGCGATGAGCAACTGCAGATGCTCATCGCGGCGTTCACGGGGAATACGTGTTTTACCTCGTGGCTCGCGCGTAAACTGATTCTGCGCACGGGAGAGCGTCCAGAGGCTGCTATGGCCAATCAGAGGCGCTGTATCGAATGACAGGCCATAAAAGCGATAGTCTGTAGCGCTGTAAGAAAATACCGGCTTGCCGCCAAATTTTTTAGCGAATGCATCAGCTTTCTCTTTCAGCGCGATACGCTGGTTAATTTCATTATCCCAGGCATCAAGCGCTGCCTTTTGAGTCGTTTTATAAAAGCCCATTTAAGCCACCTTGAATAAGATAATTAACAGCTCCCATAATTTCAGGCCGTAGTGAATACCTACACCCCAGACAGTAATGCAAAATAAAATGCATAATCCCCAGACTATCCCCCGCAAATGAGTGGTCATCATTAAGCGGTCAATAATTTTTTCGGAAGATATTTTCATAGATAACCCTTATTCACTGCACATTGACATTTCGTCAATGTTGATAAACTCGTTTAGAACAACTCCGCAACAACAGCATTTAACGATGATGTCGATAAATTGCGGGTCATGGCTTGCCTGATTTACTTCCAGAGCCATCGAATCTTTCTGTCCACAAGAAGGACAAATAGCCTCATGTAAATGATCCATTTAATTACTCCAGAGTTCAGGCGTAAGCATCCCCTGACGCATTACGCCATTTAAATTAGATGTTGGGTTTAATCAGTCCTGACGTGTCAGCGAATTAACGTTTGCCAGCCAAGGTTCAACATTAATTTCAACTATGGTGGCCGATTGAAAATCCTTTGCCTGGCCAACTGTTCTTACTGCCCGGCGTTCTGTTTCTTTAGGCCGCTGATGCCAAAACGGAGTGCCTGGCTCATATTTACGATTAAATTCTTTCGCCTTCATATCACACCGCCGCCAAATCAAGAGGTATCGGTTTATATTGGTCGGTATCACCGATGCGTTCATAAATACGAATATATGAACTGGTTGCGACAACCTGCACGGACTCACCGATAGCCGTCATCGCTTTATGCCAGCGTGGATCGTCAATTTCATATCGGCGAAGAGCCAGAACCGCGCCTGTAGAGACGTCGCCGGATTTATCGGCCGAGAATGCACGGTTAATGAGGATCTGCAGCTCAGGCCGGGCTCCTTCAGTCCAGTCAGCAAGGCACTCATCAATCAGTTCCTTAGCTGCCTGCAGGCGCTCATCGAACGCAATACGGTCAGCCATAGCCCGCTGAATTTTAAAATGACCATCAAAGGTATAGAGAGTGGCATTCCCTTTTTTACCACCAATTTTTACGCCATATTCATTCCCTGACAGGTCGATAAATGCCGCAATATCGCCAAACGAACCATCCTTAAATTGCGACATGAGTTTATTAAGTTCGATTGCCTTAGTAACAATCTCGCCAACCAGCGCGTCACGCGCCTGGTCGATAGGTTTCAGGAGTTTTACCGGGATTAAAGCGCCTTTGGCATCAACCCAGTATCCTTCCGGTACAGTTTTATTGGTAAATTGCTTGTTCATAATATTCCTCACTTTAAATAAATAGCGATTTAACAGCTGTTAACGCCAGATAACATGCATCCCACGCCAGATAAGCATTTTGACCAGCGTCTGCTTACCGTCGCGGCGTTCAGTAATTTCCACTTCTTTACCACGCCATGCCTCAAACGGACGATCAACCTCCACGATAGGACGGCGGAAACGGGTATTAATGTCCAGAACCTGCAGGCCACCACGCATCAGGCGGTTAATCGGGGCCATCATTTTTGGATCGTTAATCGGTAAACGGCACATAGTGACTCCTGATAATTTAGTAAAAAGAACCTACGCCATTGAACGTAAATCAATCAGTTGTTAGCATTGCTTTCCACCCTCACACAGCAGGTGAATCATGAAAAACGAATCGACTTATACAGACGAAGACATCATGAAATTAGAAGATGATGTTCTTGGCCTTAAAATAACCGTTCATGTATTAATTCAATTACTGGCAAAGAGTAATAATGAAAATTTAGACTTTCTCATTAAGAACTTAGGTTTTCAGGCTAATCATTTTGAAAATGATCATCCGGATTTTCCGGGTACAATTGAAACCCTTGACTCCTATTTCAGAGAAGCAGTCAAAATTTACAAAGACTCCTCTAAAATTAATGAATAAGCATTTCTGCAAATTTCCGTACAGCCCCAGCTGTCACCGGAACCTGATTCAATGAACTGTAGCGACTGACACCACGAACCAGTTTAAACAGGCGGCGGGCGTTGCCCTTACTGGCACCAAACAAGGCATCGTTTACCGCCTCATCGCTGACGGTATCTAACATATTGGCCGCTATGGTCTCGATATCTTCACGGGGCAGCGCATCACCAATATTCAACGCAAAGCCAACGCGGCTATAAAGTTGTTTATATTCCCCGCGCTTACCCTTCAGGTTGATAATCAGGCGCGGCATACCTGCCAGCACGATACCGATCCCCGCCTTATCGTGGATACGGCGCAGTGTCTCCAGCGCCCGGTACGGCAGGTTCTCCGCCTCATCGACCATCAGAAGACGCCCGGAGTCACGCAGGGCATCAATGCAGGCTTCGCTGAGCTGATGCATGTTACCGCTGCGGGACAATCCTAGCAGGGTACAGAGTTCTTCCAGTACGGTTCTGGCGGTGTAGCCGGGGTCGGCTTCAATCAGCAGTGCATCGCGATGTTCGCGGGCATACTGGCGTAACACCATTGTTTTACCCAGACCGGCATCGCCATAAATGACATTGATATCGCAGTCCACCTGCGCAAGGTTGATAACCTCCAGCGCCCGGCTGGCCGTGACGGTATTAACGAATGAAATATTGATGCGAGCCGCTTTTTCTTTCTCGCGCTCACGGGTAATAAAACTGGATACCAGTTCATCAATATTTTTTACATCGCCCGGATATTTACCCTGGATATACTGGCTAATGAGCGTTGAGCTTTTACCGATAGCGCGGGCAACCTGAGTCTGGCTGTATCCCTTGCGGGCCATCATTTCTGTCAGTTCAGTTTTAATTGTCATAACCTTTCCTCTACTTATGGTTTCCGGCTTTTTTCAGATGTTCTTCGCGGTCTGTCGCGAGGAAGAAATATTCTGGTTCAGGCTCATCAACGATTTTCGGTATAAAGCTGCCGAAGTCAGGTAATTCGTTGACCACACTACCAGGCAGCAGGCCACGCGCTTCGGCTTCCACTTCTTCTCGTTTCTTGTCAAGCAACCCAAGTCGGCGTTTGGTGCGTTGTTTCATCGCATCCTGCATTTTGCTGACCGGGATCGCATCACGTTTATTGCCATTCCAGACCGCATGACAGACATATGTTCCATCCATGCGGCGGATAATGACTTCGCTGGCGTCATGGATATCATAGGCAACGCGGACTTCTTCTTTATCGACATTAATAAGGTCTTGCGAAAAGTAGTCGTTATTCATGAGGCTAATCCAGCCCTGCTGAGCGACGCGTACTGTTTCGGCCATAAGCACCTCACGCAGTTCAACATCGGTCAGATACTCAATTTCATCACCTTCCTGTTCCAGTACCATTTTTCGGTATGCTGCTGGCGTCATGTGACGGCCATTACGTTTGGGTAGTTCGCTGTGCTCATGCTCGTTGTTATAGGCATCCACCTCTTCAGCAATCACGTCCAACAACCGTTGCCATGTAGGCAGCTTGCTCAGGTCTTTTTTCTGCCTGGCTGTCAGTTCACGGCCAGCAGCTTCGGCACGTATAGCGGACTGAATGGCTCGATTCGTCATACGCACATTTTCACGATCAGCACCACGACCATTGAACGTTTCAAAGCGCTGTCCCAGCCGGTGAGGGATGACGGCGTTCAGTCGCTCAATAAGACCACGAGACTGCGGACGACCCGGAATACTGGTCATATGGGTAATACCCATGCGAGGGAATATACCGGTCAGTTTGTCATCAAACGTTTTGTTAGCCTCACCGCCACCATTATCGGAGTAGACGAATAACGGTTTGCCGTGATGCTGCATACCGTAACGGTAAGCATCCAGTACCGCATCCATACTTTCCGACAGTCGTAAACTCCAGCCGACGCAGTAGCGCGTGCGTCCGTCCAGTACCAGCGTTAACTCCGGCGTAAATGGCTGTCCATGAACGGGGTGCCGAGCGACTAGATCCAGTGATTTACCATCCGAAACCCAGCAACCATTGACAGGCATCGTCGACCAGTCACGCTTCTGATAAGTCTCATAGGCCAGTTTTGCCGACCCGCTGACGCGACCAAGTGCCTTCTCACGACGTGGCAGTTTGACCATTGCCCGACGAACGGCGTCATATGACGGGCAGGCGTCGAGCTTTTCAGGCTGCCCGGCATAAACAACCTGCCACTGTTTACAGAAGCCGCGATAGGCTTCACGCATCGACGGGCCATTAAGGCTACGCCAGTGCGCCAGGAAGTCTGGCAGCCAGGAGATCTGCTCCGGCTTCTTCGCTTTTAGATGACCGGGTGCCAGCATAGCCAGACGTTCACCACCGGATTTAGTGGACTCAAAGACACTGAGCCATTCCTGCAGGCTACGGGTGCCGACACCAGTGCGGCTTCCTTTGCGGGCGTTGGCCAGCTCGACAGCCTTCATCAGGTGCTCAGGCAGCGTACCGTTGCGTGATGCATTGGAGACATAGTTAACCGCAGCTGTGCGGGACATACCGGCATCACGGAGTTTTTCAACCTCCATTGCCAGCGCTGCACGGGCATCAGCGATGAGCTTTTGTTTCTCGGTCAGAGCACTGACTTCACGATCCAGCAGGGCCGGGCACTGGCGCATCAGGTTCAGTTCAGTGCGTGGCTTGCTCACCCCGCATTTGCTGGCGCGAGTGGGCGTGGTATTGGTTTTTGTGGCCAGAACCTGCTGATATATTTTTTCCCGCAGGGCTTCTTGTGCCTCAGTCGGCAAGCTTTCTAAAGAATATTCGTTACCACCACCTCTGCCAGATCTCGCGCGAGAATCCCAGGCATTCGTTTTGGCTCTGGCCACAATTCCAGGCCGAGTCTCTGGCAACCCAGGCAAACGCATATCAGCCAGTTCTTGAGCCGTATAGTGTGTTTTCAGGTTAATCTGGTTCATATGATTAATTCCATTCGCCTGAAAATGCTTTATGATAACGAGTAGGCCAAATCATTTCGGGTGAGATCCCAATAGCATCGGCTATGATTTTCTGCCCCTTTGGCCAAGGTCGATCCAAGGCGTTTTTAAGGGCTCCAGCACTCTTATAACCGTGATGCAAGGATAATCGGCGAAGAGACCAACCTTGCTTATGAAGAGCGGCGACGATATCAGCCCTATGCCAGTCAGATTCCATCTGGCTTTTTTTTGTGCTCTCTAATGTACTCAT